GATCCTGACCCAGCGGGCCGCCGGCAAGGCCGGAAAGTTGTCGGACCTCATCACTAGAGTCCAGGCCAGCAAGGTGCTGGACCGGGTGGCGAGCAAGATCAAAGAGCGAGGGAGCAAGGCATGAGCGGGATTCAGTTCTGGAGGTCTGGAGATTGGACCATGGTCTACGAGGACGGGAAGCTGATCCGGGCCGGTGATCACTACCTGGCCGACGAATGGCTCCAGGAGCGCGTGGGCGTCACGGTGGTGGACGATGAGGCGGGAGTATGCATCCCGGACGGCCATCACGCGCTTCCGACCCTCGCCGAGGTTATGGAGGCTCAGCGAGCCCGGGAGGATCGGTTGGCCAACGCGGCCGAGAAGCGCCAGCAGGCCAGCCGGCTGCTGGATGAGGCAGCAGCGCTGGAAAGGGTCAAGTCCTGATGCCGGGCATTGAGCCGATCATGACCAGGGTGGCCTACGTGACCACCAGCAACACGGGCGGGAGCCTGGCCATCAACGGACCGGAAGGCCAGGTCCAGATGCACCGGGTCAGCCCGGACGGCGTGGTGATCCAGTTCGGCCCGGCCATCCAGCTCAGCGTGCACAAGGAGCTCCTGCCGATCGTGGGCCGCTACTTCCTGGCCGCCGCGCTGCTGCTGGGCGTGGACATCAATGAGGGCTGGGACTCGGAGCAGAGCGAGGGCGCCGCATGAGGCGCGTCCTGGACACGGCCGGCGGCATGCTCGGGGTGGCCGTCGCGTTGATCGTGACCGGCGTGGCCCTCCTGACCGCCCCGGTCTGGGCCTACGTGATGTGGCGCAACGACCGGAAGCGGGCCGCGCGATGAGCGATTCCGTCAACCACCCGAGGCACTACACGGACCATCCGTCCGGGGTCGAGTGCATCACCGTGACCGAGCACATGTCCTTCCTGCGCGGGAACGCCATGAAGTATCTGTGGCGGGCCGGCGCCAAGGGCCCGGCGCTGGAAGACCTCAAGAAGGCCCGCTGGTATCTGGACCGGGAGATCAGCAACTTGGAAGGTGAGACGGGCTCATGACTGACCTGGATGACTTCTGGGACGCGGCGCCGGCCAAGCCCGGCTCCCCGGGCGTCTACGGCCTGGACGAGAAGGCCGGCAAGTACAAGTACCCGCCGCCGCCGGGCGTGGTCCCGCCCAAGGGTCACCGCGGCTGGATGCGGATGACCAATCTGGCCAGCGCGTTCAGTGACCAGAAGGCCCTCCAGGACTGGCTGGAGTGGAAGGCCTGGATGGGTCTGCGGACGGCGGACGGGCTGATCTACGACGAGTGGATGAGCGAGGATGCGGACGCGCTCGATCCGGACGCCCAGAAGGCCCTGGTCAAGAAGTACGCCGAGCGCGCCAGGCAGGCCGCCCACGCGGACGCGGCAGCCCGGCGCGGCACGGCGCGGCACACCATGATGGACGTCTACCTCAAGACCGGCTACGAGACCGGCACTCGGTCGATGCGCGCCCAGCTAGCCAGCGCGCTCGAGGCCATGGACGCGTGTGGGCTGGAGCCGCTGGACTCGGAGTTCCGGGTCTGGCATCCGCTGGCCGGCGGCGTCATGGGCACCTCGGACGTCAAGGTCATGTGCCGTGAGACCGGCCAGGTCGGCATCCTGGACTGGAAGACGCAGGCCCGGTTCTACACCTGGCAGAACACGGCGGCCCAGCTGTACGGCTACGACTCGGCGCCCTGGATCTGGCGCGGCCCGGACACCGATGACGGCTGGTGGGAGCGCCAGCAGCCGAACACGCTGCTGGGCCGGTCCGAGCGGCTGGCCGGCAAGCGGGTGGCGCTGGTGGCCCACATGCCGCAGCATCCCGGGCCGGGCCAGCTGCCGGTGACGATCGAGGAAGTGGACCTGGAGTACGGCAAGGACGTGCTGGTCACCGCGGCTCGCAACGTGGAGCTCCGGAGCATCGGCCGCAGCCAGGCCGCGGACCGGCGGCCGGCGGCAAGAAGGCCCGCGCTGGGGGTTGCGCGCTCGGCTATAGCTGGGTAAGCTTAGGCCATACCGAGAGCGGGGTGAGGGAATGCGGGACGTGGACTGGCAGTGAGAGCAAGACCTCCGAGTCGACGCCGCGATGGTGGCCATCGAATGGCCCTCGGAGGACGTGGTACCGGTGATTTGCCGTGGCACTCTCCCACTTCAGATGAGCAGCAACGGTGGTATGGGCATACCAGAACCGGCCTGGACAGCCCGGAGAGACGGGCACGGAGGGGCCAGGAGACCGCCATCGGGCGAACGCACGGCCTGGCCCCTCCACCACCAGAAGAGATCGAGCAGAGAAGAGCAGCACGTGACGCAGGACGTGAACACGAGCACCAGCCAGGACGACTTCTACGACGACGCCACCGACACCTTCCCCAAGGTGGAGCACCTGGCGCCGTCGATCCCGCCCAAGTTCGGTGACGGCCGGCTCCTGGCCATCTGGGCCCAGAGCGAGGGCACGCGCAAGGGCGACAACGGGACGTACGCGTTCGTGGAGACCGTCACGGTCACCCTGGACGACGGTCCCAACGGCCTGGACGGTCCGGGCTGGTCCGAGGAAGCGGCCGAGCTCGTTCCTTCGGGCTTCCAGCGGCTGGACAAGTTCCAGCACTCCACCGGCGGCCTGGTGGCCCGCCTCCAGAAGCGCCTGACCGGGCGCAACCGGGACGGCGTGCCGCTGCGTTTCCGGCCGATGATCGGCCGGCTGAACACGCAGGCCAGCAAGAACAACAAGATGGTGGCGGCCTACTCGATCTCGGCGCCCACGGACGCGGACCGGGAGATCGTGGAGAAGTACGGTGACAAGATCCGCGCCATCAACGCGGAACTGGAGAAGGCCGAGACCACCGGGTCCGACCCGGACTCGGCCGCATTCAGCGAGTAAGGCAGCACCAGGATGGGCCCGGCGCGCGGGGGTGGCGCCGGGCCCTTTCCGTGCCACGATCAAGCCAGACGAGAGGAAGAGCGAGGATGACCTACGCATCAGGATGGGAAAACCCGGACGGCCATGAGCCGCTGGAGGCCAGGAAGCGGCCGATGTTCGACGCCAGCGGCCAGCCGGTCACCGAGGCCCCGCCGCCGGACCCGGCGCCCGAGCTGGACATGCTGCGGCCGGGCGACGGGCCGGCCTCGGTGCCGCTGGTGGCTGACGCGGCCGAGCTCACCCGCGCCTGGGTCGCCAGGGAGCCGGCTGTCAGCCCGGCAGGGCTGGCTGACCGCCTGGCCGAGATCCGCCAGGTGGCCGAGGATGCGGCGGATACGGACTCCCGGGTGGCGTGGCTGGCCGCGCTGAGCAAGATCATCGAGCTGGCCCGATGACGCCCCAGGTGATCCGCCGGCTGGAGGACGTGCGGCCTGGGGATCTATACCTGGGCCCGATCGGTGGCGGGCTCGGCGCGGCCATCCGCGCGGCCCAGCTGATCGTGGACGGCGGCTGGCGCGTCGGCCCGCTCCACGTGGAGCACATCGGCATCGTGACCGAGGCCAGTCGGACCTTTGACGGCCCGGTGGTCCAGAACGTGGACACGGGATCGGTCCGGACCGTCCATGACCGGGTGGTCTACACGGCCGACAATGAGCGGCTCTATCCGACCGGTCTCCAGACGGCCCCGAAGATGGTCCAGGCCATGCCGCGCGGGGCTGAGGAGATCGAGCTCAGCTACGCCAAGCACTGGACGCCCCAGGTGGCCTACGCCCGGATCCCGCAGGACTACCCGGGCCAGGCCGAGGACGCGGCGGCCATCGCCCGGCTCATGGTCCAGGAGGGCGTGGCGTACTCGTTCGCCAGCTACGGCGCGCTGGCCCTCTACCACTGGGGCTGGAAGGCCCCGCGGCTGACCGAGTGGATCGGCCGGCGGCGGCCACATATCCAGGTCGATTTGCCGTCCGGGTACGGCGTCCCGGCCGGAGATGAGCCGGGCATGTGGAAGGGCGTCCAGCTTCCACGCGAGGCCATCTGTTCTGTGTTGGCGGACCAGTGCTGGAGCCTGGCCGGCAAGCGGGTCATGCACGGCACGGCTCCCCAGGCGGTCACGCCCAGCCAGCTCGGCCAGCGGCTGCTGACCGGCATGGACGGCGTGATCTGGGGCTGGCCGTCGGCTCACCCGTACCCCTAGACACTCTGCTATAGCTGGGGTATGCTGATGGTATACCCCAGCTCAGGAGGCCCGATGATCCCGCAGCACTTCCCTCTGTACGCCATCGACGCCAGGAACGCGGCCGTGTCCGTTGTCATCGGCTGGGTCGAGACGACGGACTACCGGCGGCTGCCCGTGCTGGCGCCGGCCGAGCGGCCCGGCCCGGCCGTGATGATCCGCGAGGGCGACGCCGTCCACCTCGTGTACTCCACGCAGCCAAGGCCGATCATGCCGCTCCCGCCGGTTCAGCGCCGGCCGGACGCGGACGCCACAGTGATCCAACCGACCGTGCAGTCCGGCAGGCTCCGCCCGTGAACGTCACCAGCTGGGTCCTGGTCGCCCTTGTCGTGCTCGCCCTGGCCATGTGCGTCTGGGCGTACTTCACGGGCGGCCAGGGGCCCGAGTGGCGCCAGGAGATGGTCCGCCAGCGGCCCCCGGCGCACAGCCGGCGCAATCGGGGACAGACCACCCAGCGGCTCAGGCCACCGGCACCCGACTGGCTCCCGCCCATGGAGCGCCCGGGCGGGGAGGCCCAGCCGCTCCCGCCGCCGGAAGACCTTCCTTGGCCCGCGCGGCGAGGGTAGCCGAGAGAGCGCTCTCACGCGCTATAGCAGAGAGGCCCGGCCTTCCTCCCAGGGGCCGGGCCTCTCTCTGCGCTCAGCGCTTTTCGGCCAAGCGCCGCAGCCAAGCGGCGGTAGTGGCCAGAGATTGGATCATGTCCATGTCCTCATCCGCGTCTGCCTCATAGGACTCCAGCCAGGTCGCTGCCAATTCAAGATCATCAACGCTCTTCTTGACCTTGGGGCTGACCGTACCGTCCTCGATGTGTCCCGCTACCGTGTTAAACATACCACTACTATAGCAGACGTAGACCAGGCATGCAAGAGGCCCGGCCTCCCTCCCAGGGGCCGGGCCTCTCTCTGTGCTCAGCGCTCGTCGGTCACGCTGATCGCGCTGGTGCTGCCAGCGGGGAGCTCGGCCTTGCTGAGCTGGTGAGCGAAGCGGAGGTTGTTGACGTCGCCCTCCAGGTGGCCGCCGGTGGTGGTGATCTCCGGGGTGTTGCTGCCGGCCCGGTGGGTGGTGATGGTGACCTTGTACATCTTCTGTCTCCCTCGCTCCGTCTTCCTTGTAGCTATAGCTTACCACGGCTATAGCAGACGTAGCAAGGGGCATGGGCAAGATCTTTCCGGTACCCTGCCCGAGCGGGCCGGCGCCTCATCAGCGCCGGCCCGTCCAGGCTCTTGCTACGTCTGCTATAGCCGTGCTATGCTTGCTCCATGAACGAGCGAGGGAGCAAGGATATGGACAAGATCCACCGCCGGCCCACCGCAGTGGCCACCAGCGTCCTGGTTATCGGCATCGTGGCCAGCCTGGCCGGCAACGTCCAGGCCATCCACCTGGACAACGCGGCGCCCGGAGTGGGCGCGCACGTCTCGGCCATCTTCTGGCCGGTCATCCTGTTCGGCACGGTGGAGCTCCTGATCCACGTCCCGTGGATGGCCAGCTGGCGTGACCGGCTGACCAAGGGCGCCGTCCTGCTGCTGGTGGCCGCGGTGGCCGGCTGGGTGTCCTACTGGCACCTGGCCCATGTCCTGTCCAGCTACGGCTACGACGTGGCCAGCCGCTACGTGGGGCCGCTGGCCGTGGACGCGGCCATGGTCCTGGCAGCGTTGGCACTGAACCGGGTTGGCCAGGCCAGGCGCCTGGCCGCGGAGCTGGCCATGGCCGATGTCCAGCCCGATGTCCAGGTGGCAGAGGTGGACGTCCAGCCTGATGCCCAGCCCGTCCAGCTGGACACGTACGCAGGCTCGGCCGGACGGCTGGACAGCGTGGCCGATGAGGCCCGGACGTGGCTGGACAGCCTGGAGGACACCCGCGGCAGCCAGGAGCCCACCATGCCCGTCCCGGTGAGCCCGGCGCCGGCTGCCCGCGTCCAGCCCGAGAAGGTCCCGGCCGAGGCAGCCGAGCTCATCCGAGCTTGGGCCGCCACGGACCAAGCGGACCGGCCCCGCGCGGGCGACGTGGACGCCCTGGTGGGCGCGCACGAGGGCGTGTCGCCGCGGACGGCCCGCGGCTGGCGCGCGGTGGTCCTGAGCTCCTGAGCGGCACGTGAGGCCCCGCGGCCGGCGCCGCGGGGCCCTTCGCTCACATGGCCCTTGACCAGGCAAGAGGCGGGTCCGAGGACTTAGGCCAGAGGGGGTTGCGGACCCTGGGCTACGTCTGCTATAGTTAAGGTACAGCAAGGGGGACGGGCCCCCGGGAGACGGAGACCGAGATGAAGAAGATCAGGATCGACTGGTTCAACCAGGACAGCCGGATCGGGACCCCGGGCGAGGCCGAGTTCGTCAACCCGCAGGAGGCCCAGCGCAAGGTCATCCAGCTGAAAGAGGTCTCCACGATCATCTCGATCAACATCGACTACGTCACCGGCCGCCAGCAGTGGAGCCGGGAGGTCGGCGGGACCTGGAACCAGGACTACTCCTACGACTCGGCCAGGGACAACGTCGCTCAGCCTGCCTGACAGACCAGAGGCCCGGCCCCGGGAAGGGGGCCGGGCCTCTTGCGTGCTCGGTCTACGTCTGCTATAGTATGGGTATGACGCAGACAGGGACCATCGCCACCGCTCAGATCAACGGCTCCACGATCACCATCGTGGAACGGACCCACCGCCTGACCGGTCAGGCGATCTTCGTAGTGGAAGAAGCAGCCATGGGTTACCTGAGCACGTGGGATATCAAGGACAGTGAGCTGGAGGCGCGAGAGAGCGCTAGCCGTCTTTGGACTCGCCGTGCTGGCAAAGAGACCATGATCGGATGCGGTCCCTCGGCCATCTGACAGACCAGAGGCCCGACTCCGGGAAGGGGGCCGGGCCTCTCTGCTATAGCGCGTGAGAGCGCTCTCTTGCCGGTAGCTCACCCGGCCAGCTGCCGGCTCTCCTCCCGCCACCTGATCAACTCGTCCAGGTCATACAGCCGCGCCTCGGTCCGGCCGTACGGCGTCCCGTCCGGCTTGTCCAGCGGCACCGGGAAGCCCGGCCGGCCGGCCGCTGTCCGCAGCCCTTCCAGCGTCAGCCGCGCCGGCCCGTCCTGGCCAGGCAGTTGGCCAAGCGCGTCTGCCAGCTTCACCGCCTGGCCAACCGCCGGCACTGTCCAGCTGTCCACCTGGCCATGGCCACTCTGCGGCCCCAGGACAGGACCGTGGACGGGGCCACTGGCCAAGACCTCAGCCAGGGCGTCCGGTTCGGACAGCCAGGGCACCCGGAAGATGTGGAAGTCCTCGCCCTGGGCCAGGCCCCAGATGCCGCGGGGTCCGGTCGGGCAGGCCACATAAGCCAGGGTGTCCACCAGCATCTTCCAGAGCTTGCGGTCCCAGCGGGCGATGAACCGGCCACCCTGGAAGCTCTCCCGGATGTCCCCGCCGTTGCCACCGAAGACGTTCGCGCTCGCCCGCTGGGCCATCACCACCACGTGGATCTTGATCTCACGGCCCATGCACACGCTCTCCTGCATGGCCACGATGGCCGGACTCTGGACGGGTGGGTCCAGGTCGGCCGGGTCAAACGGTCCGTCGTCGGCCTGGGCCAGCTTGGCCGCCAGCATCAGCTCCTTGCGCACGCCGCGCCAGTACCGCTGGAGCTTCTTGGTCTGGACGTTGGCTTCCTCCACCACCACGAACACCCGGCGCTGCTGCTCGAGTTCGTCCTCCGGGAGCTCGATGCGCCGCCTGATCTCCTCGCCCACGGCCATCCAGGCGTCGTGCAGGTCCGCATCTCGGTAGGCATAGATCACCCGGTCGGTAGGCAGCTTGCCGCCGCCGGCCCAGCGCCAGTGCGAGAAGCGCTTGGGGTCCAGGATGACCAGGCCGTCCCCGCGGATGGCCCGCTGGACCATGAAGACCCGGCCCAGCACCGTCTTGCCCGTGCCGGCCGCGCCGGACATGAGCACGTGCGGGCTGTCCTCGCTCAGGCTGACCTGGACAAGGTGGCCGCCGGTCTTGCGGCCTACCACTACCACGTCCTCGGGCGCCTCGGCGATGGCCCTGCGGAGATCCGCCCAGGTGACCTTGTCCGGCGGGAGCGGCGCGGCGTAGAGCTCCACGCACACGTCGTTGCCGAACTCCCGCCAGTCCGCGCTGACCGGCGCCGGGATGCCCAGCCGCGCGCCCACGTTCTCTGTGATCTTGCGCTTGAGCGCCACCGAAAGAGGCGTGCCCACCGGGATCTGCACTCGAGCGGCCAGGCGCTCCTGCTGGCCCACCCGGCCGGCGCCCCAACCCTCGGGAAGCTGGATCCCGCGGCGGGCCGAGCGCCGGACGTAGCGCGTCCCCAGGATCTCCGACAGCACGCGGGCCGCGGGGTCCACCCACTCCTTGTTGAGCCGGCGGCCCCGCCACGCAGTCCGGACCCGTAGGACGCCCCAGCTGGACGCTCCGAGCACCAGGGCGGCCAGGTAGGCCCAGAGGGCCCAGAGCTCGACCCAGGGCGTCACGGCCCAGAGGGCCAGCCAGAACGGCACGGTGATGGCCGCGTGTCGGCGGGCCAGGCGCTCCCACTTCCTGCGGGTCAGCTTGGTGTAGGGCCGCGCCCGGTAGTCCACCGTGGCGTGGTGGAGGAACGTGGCATTGTCACCCGGCCCACGGAGCTGCTGGCCGGTGATGAAGTAGCGGTGGAGGATGCGGAGGGCGATCGGGATCTTGGTGTGCTCACCACGCACGGAGAGCAGCGGCTGGGCTGGCATCCCTCCAACCTACCTCACGTGTGACCAATTGGTTGTACGTCAGGTACGCTGACCGGCATGAAGCGAGACATGTCGGCCCCGAACTGGGCCCGCACCCTGGCCAGGCTGCGGCGCAACATGCAGGAGCTCCGGGAGCACGACTGCCAGGTGATCGAGCCGCCCAACTTCGAGACCCCGCCGGCCCACCGCGGGACCAGCTCAGGCCCGCCCAACGGCCCGGCCGTGATGATCGGTGAACACGGCCCGGAGTTGCTGCTGGACAGACCTCACCACCCTCTGCTATAGTAGACGTAGCGGGGCCGGGAACGAGCTGATGCAAACTCCCGGACCTGGCCCCGCACACCAACCCAGCCGATCGGAACGGAGATAGTGATCATGTGCCAGCACTGCGTGGACGAGAATCTGATGACGGCTGCCGAGCTGACCGAGCGCCTGGCTGCCGGGGACAAGAGCATCGTCTCCATGGGTGACCTGGGCCCGGAGGACTTTGCCCAGGAGCTGACCAAGCTGATGCTGACGGACATCGCCCGCGGCATCAGCCCGGACCAGGCGGTGGCCGCCGGGATCATGGCCGCCAAGGAGTACGTCAAGGCCCGTGGCTACGGCGCCGAGGTGGAGGCCACCTTCCTGGCCCAGCTGGACGCGCTCTGATGAACCCCTGGATCACGGTATCCCTGTCCAGCTTCACGATCATGTTCGTGGCGCTGGCCTGGGCGCCGCTCAAGCGCTGGATCAAGAAGTGCAAGCGGCGCAAGGGCGGGGTCTACGGCTGGCGCGTGCGCCACCACCTGTACCCGACCAAGCGCGTCTGGGGCTACGTCGGGGAGTCCGTCAGCTTCGCGCTGCGCAAGCAGCAGCACCTGGGCTCCAGTCGGTTCGATCCCCGGACAGGCCAGCCGGTCAAGAGCAGCGCCAAGGGAATGGTCATGCTCAAGGTCCCGGCTCAGCCCTGGACCGATCTGGACCCGGTCATGCACGTGATCATCCCGTTGCCGTGGTGGCTCTGCTGGAAGTGGGTCCTGCGGCCGCTGGAGACGCTGGCCATGCTGTGCACCTGGCCGGTCTACAACGACGCCAAGAACCACTGGAACCCGCGGCGCATCCCCAAGAACCTGGCGAAGATCCAGCGCGCCCGCCGGGACGCCGGGACCGTGGCCTACAAGGTCACCGTGGCCACCGGCCGCTGGCTCGGGACGGCGTGCCGCGTCGTCGGGCTGCTGCTCATCCTGGCCGGCCTCGGTGCGGCGCTGAGCACGCTGTGACCAAGCGGCGTGCCGGGACCACGTGCGACTTCTCCGGCAAGCGCCGGTACCGGGACAAGACCGAGGCCACCAACGCCGTCCGGACCTTCCAGCGGAACAGCGAGCGGGACGTGATCCCGGTCCGCGTCTATCCCTGCCACATGTGCAAGGGCTATCACCTCACCTCTCAACCCTTCAGGGAGAGTCCATGAAGATCACTTCCGTCCTGGGCCTGGTCGTGGGCCTGCTGCTCATCCTGACCGGCTCGGCCCTGGCCACGTTCGGCGTGGCCGGCATCGAGCCGGGCCTTCCGTACTCCGGGCCGGTCAACGTGTCCACGATCCCCAACCCGCTCGGGCGGTGACCGTGAACCGGGAGCTTGCGAGGAAGCGACCGGCCAACGCGCCGAGCACTGCCCGAGTGATCCAGGGCCATCTGGTGGCCACCGGGCGGCTGGTCCAGCAGCGGACCTTCCTGGAGCGCGTGACCACGCCCGCGGACTGGCCGGCCTCCGTTGTGCTGCTGCTCCACCTGGCTCTGGCCAGCGGGGTGGTTCTGCCGATGGTGTGGCTGGCGGAATTTCTCGGCAGCCTGGACTAGCGATCAAGGACTAGCCCGGCTATAGTTGAGGTACAATCAACCGAGCAAGGGAGAGCGAGATGCCGGCAGGCAACGAGTACCGGGCACAGCAGGCAGCGGATCTGGCGCGGCGCGTCGCGGAAGCCCGGGCCAGGGATGCTGCCGCCGCCGCGGCCCGCGAGGCTCAACAGCGGAAGTCCTGACCAACCCCGGCACACAGCGCGGCCCCGGTACCCGAGCGAGGGTGAGTACCGGGGCCGCTGTCTGTGTGCCTATCCCTCTGCGGGAGGCGGGATCGGCGGCATCTCGTTTACCTTGGCCTTGACGATGACCGAGCTCTCCGTCTTGATGTTGGCCCGGAGAGCGAGCTCGGCGTGCAACGACTGGAGCTCGGCGTACCCGTTCAGGTCCCCGGCCGTGTTCTCGATGATGAGCCGGCCCTCCATGGACCCCTCATCGCCCGTGAACCGCTGCGTGATCATCAGCGGTTGCGCTTCACATACGCGCCGAGCAGCCCGATCACTGAGGCCACCGCGGTGGTGGCGGTAGCGGTCAGCCAGCCCGGGAGCGTGGACAGGTCCAGGTCGCCCAGGTAGCCGATGGCGCCGGTGGCCAGGGAGGTCAGGACCAGCGTGGTGGCGATGCCGACCTTGCTCTCCGGGGCCAGGCTCTTGCTGCCGTCGCGGTTCGGCCCCGCAGTGGTGGCCGGGTTGGTGTTCGTCATGCTGCTCTCCTTGTCAGGAACAACGGGTTGCGGCCAGGCTGGCATAGATGGCCGCTCGGCGCTTGCCGCTGGGCGTGGTGGGTGGCTCGACCCGATAGGTCTGATTGTCCAGCTCGATCAGGTCACACCATTGCCGGTCCGCGTCCACGCGCGCGCGGGTCTCGGCCCGCACGCTCAGGATGTTGGTGGCCACGGCCAGGCTGATCGACGCCACGAACATGCCGATGACGGCCCACCACGGAGCCGGCGCGCTGGCCACCAGCCGGCGGCGGGTCTCCCGTACTGCGTCGGACGGCTGACCCACGTCTCAGGCTCCGATCATGCGCTGGATGATGGCGGCAGCGATGATGACGCCGGCCCCGCTGGCGGCGTATCCGGCGCCGCGCCACGCCCGAACCGAGCTCCGATCACGGACGCTGCGCCAGAGATTCCCCACTCGGCTATGAGGGCGAACGCTCCCCAGATCAGCGACTCGTTCGGTTGAGCCGGCGGGGTGAAGCCGATACCCGCCTGCTGGAAAATGATCACCCAACCCAGCGCGTAGGTGCTGATATTGCGGGCCACGGTGAGCCGGCCGGGCCCCCCGGAAGTTGGCTGCTGTGCGCTCACTCATGGTCCACCGATCTGGTCCGGGCTGGGGCAAGGGAAGATCAGGACTGGTCCGGGTCGGCGGGTTCCTCGGCCGGAGCGAGGAGATCCCGGATCTCCGTCAGGAGCGTCTTGATCTCCGACAGCGTAGCCGTGTTCGCTTCCACCTGGCCCTTGACCTCGGCCACGGCCTCGGTGGACCGGCGGGCCCAGATGGCGGCCAGCTGATCGATCGTGTCCTCGGCCACTACCGTGCCGGCGGGGAGATCCGGCTCGAAGAGCTCCTTGCCAGTAGTGCTGGTGACCTTCATGGTCTCGTCGGACTCGGGCTGTGTCACTGGCTTCTCCTCGGATTCGGGATTGAGCTCGGCCCGGACCATGTCCAGGAACCGGCTCCACGGGAAGTTGGGTCCGGGGTCGGTGTGATCGGACTGCTGGAACGCCCGGCTGATGTCGTGGTGGGAGCAGAAACCCTTTACTCCGTCGCGGACCTGAGCCACCGTCAGGTGCCGGACCGGGATGTCCCACTTCTTGCTGTCGCGTGCTGCCTGCTTCGCTGCGCGCCGAAGCATGGCCTCGGCGTAGTTGTCGGCCCACCAGGCAGCCGAGTAGCCGGCCCGGCCGCACAGCTCGTAGTGGATGCCGCGCCGGTTGCCCTCGCCGCGGGCCGTGTGTGCCTGGTCGGCGGTGCGGACGCACTGGACGGTGCTGGTGTTGTCCACGAAGTAGTGCGCGCTGGTGCCATCGGTCCGACGCGCGTCGTAGGCCGCGCCATCTTCGGCGCTCTGGCTATGACTGGATCCCTCGGTGGTGTGGATCACGATCAACTGGACCTTGGTCCGGTTGGCGTTGGTCCAGCTCCTGGGCTCCACCCAGGAAAGATCCGGGTACTCGGGCGAACGTGCCATGGTTGATCCCCTCGCAATCTGGCCTGATCGTACCGGTTATGCCACCTCATCGACCTTGACAAGGATCGATGAATAGTTGCTCATGGTCGCCTGGGCCGGGGTGGTGACCACCAGCTTGGCGTTGTATGCGCCGGCCGCTGCCACCGTGGTCATCCAGAAGTTGGCCACCGAACCCTTGGCGTTGGCGTCCGAGTCCTGGAAGAGCGCGAAGTTGGGCGACGAGTCGGCACCGAAGAACGCTCGAGCGCTACCGCTGCTGGCCATGGTGACCGCGGTGGCATAGACCGATACGGACCAGGAGATGGTGACGGTGGCGCCGGCCGTCTCGATAGTGACCGGGATAGTGGTCCCGGCCATGTCCACGCCCGCTGAGCTGACCGGCGTGGTCCCGCTGGCCGCCGCCCAGTAGGTCTTGGTCTGGAGCCGGTTGAGCCGCTGGGCGGTGATGAACTGTCCTGGTGCAAAGGCCACGGTGATCTCCCTTAGAGCGCCACGATCGCAGGATCCCACAACCGGACCTTGGTCCCGGTGGCATGGGTGAACGCGTAGCCGCCCACTCCCCGGGCTGAACAGTTCAGGGTCTGAGCCTGGCCCACCCCGTTGGTGATACTGGTGACGGTGACCCGCTCACCGCCGATGTAGAAGTCCACGCCTGCGGTCCAGAGGCCGGCCGTGTTGTCCCAGCGGGTCCCCGAGGTGGTGGTGATCGGGATGGCCAGGGCGGTGTCCGAGATCAGCGCGGTGGTCTCGCAGTATTCGTTGTCGGCCCGGCCCAGGATCCCGGTGTCGTCGGCGACCGCGGCCCGCCAGGCGGACGCACTGGAACAGTTGAGATCCACCATCCACTGGTCCGGGTCCAGCGTGGCCCGGTAGCCCTCCACGATCAGGTCCGGCTCATTGCCCTGGACCTGCTCCGTGCCGGTCTCCACCGTCAGCCGCCAGCCGTACTCCCGCTTGCGCCAGTGCTGGAGCAGATGCGGGCTGCGCGCGAAGTTGAGAGCCACGCTCGGCCAGCGCAGGCGCGTGTTGATCCCCATGGCCACCCGGAAGCCGGCATGGTTCTCCAGCACCGAGTCCTGAGCCGCGTTGATCGTGACCGAGTCCTCCCAGACCCCGTGCCGCAGAATGTCGTCGTTGTCCTGGTAGAAGCCCTCGCCGCCGGCGCTCCTTGCCACCGTCCACCGGTTGCGCAGGCGCTGATCGTCCCGGGTCGGCTCGGGTGCCATGGCGATCTCACCCGCGGCCACCGAGATGGCCATGGTGGCCGTCTTGTTCCAGCGGGCCTCCCGCGGGATGTACTCCAGCCCGGCGCCGCGCTCGGCCATCACGCCATAGTCGGCCTGGACGCACGACTCCAGCACGCCCAGCGTGCCACCCTCACGCTGTGGGCCCATGGCCTCGGATGCGCCCGGGTGGAGGATGTACGGGATCCCGGCCTCGGCGCACACCCGGGCGAACCGGTTCGCGGCCAACTCCCCCGCGTAGCCCGAGCTCACCAGGGAGAACTCCGTGGTGACGAACGGCAGCGTGTTGCGGCCCAGCCAGACATGCGCGAAGGACGTGCCGGCCGGGCCGCTCAGGATGAACGAGCTGATCGTGGAGTCCGAGGTCCCCAGTACGGTGCCGGTGACGGATCCGAAACTGGTGTCGCCCACGCGGTGGACCAGCAGTGCCCAGCTGGTGTTGCCGGGCACGATGGTCTTGTCCGTCTCCAGCTGGATGGCTGTCCACTCCGACAGGTCCAGGCCGTGGGCGATGCTCCAGGCCAGCAGGACCGTGCCGTCCGCGTCGATGCCGTCCAGGTAGAGATTGGCGTCATTGGCAGAGATCTCCCAGCGGCGGACCGGACCCCGCGCGCACCGGAACGTGATGATCTTGGTCTTGACGCTCGGGACGCTACTCATCTTGAAAAGGCACATGGCCGAGAAGCCGCTACCGCCGTTGACCAGCCGGGTCTCCCCCGTGATCAGCCCGGTAGCCGTGTCCAGGCTCGGGGATGCTCCGCCGCCGGCAAGGTCGGAGACCCCGGCCGGGGTCACCCCGTTGAACGATGCCGCTGCCACGCCCTGGATCACGCTGGAGAAATTCTGGGCCGACGCGCCGTCCTCCAGCGGCCAGTAGCCGGTGGTGTTCGCCTGGGAGGCCAGCATGCGCCGCAGCGGGGACTGGATCGGGTAGGTGCCCTGGCGGATCCGCCGCAGGATGCCGGCTGCTTCGATCGGTGTCCAGGAGTTGTTTCCCGAGCGGTCCCAGCGAACCGGCCAGGAAACCACCGACCCGGTGAACTCGAGCGCCACCACCGTGAAGTCATCGAACGCCAGGATGTTGGTGCCCGAATTGGTGTTGCTGCCGAACCGCGCGGTGTAGATCCCGACCCCGGCGCCGGTGACGGCCGTGCTGCTGTCGGTGGTCTCGATCGTCCAGGTGGCCGGCTCGGCGCCCGCGGCGGCCCAGGCCTTGGCCCGGATGGTCCGGCCCTCGCACTGCACGCGCACCTTCCACTGCTGGCCTGCGGTGTAGGTCAGCGAGGGCAGCGGATTGACCGAGGCCAGCTCCTCGCCGCCACCGGCGGTAGAGAAACGGTAGACCTCCATGCGTAGCGCGCCCAACAGATCGAACGACAGCACGGCGGCCAGGTAGGTATCCGTGGCCGTGATCCGGACCCGGATGCCAGCGGCGTACCGGGCGCCGGTGGCGATGGCCGCAGGGGTCACCGTCATCACGGCGTCCACGTCCCTGGCCTCGCCCTCCAGCGCGGTGGCATTGGCGCCGGTGGCCGCCGCGGGAATGGTGACATAGCCCTTGCTGCCGTCAGTGGTCCAGTTGGTCAGCGGGATGGTCTGGGACCAGGCCCCGCCCACGTCACCGGCCGCCGTGCTCGGCGTGAGCCAGCCGTCGCTGCTGGCCGCCCGGGTGAACGTGTCCTTGTAGGACACCACGCCCATCCGGATCGGGTTGTTGATGTCCAGCAGTCCGTAGTACGGACCCGCGATGTTGTCGGTGCTGAACCGGCCGTCCCGGTTGTCCAGGGTCAGCATCATCTGGCCGGCATCGACGCTCGGTGCCTCATCGCCCTTGCCGGCCGAGTAGGAGATGGACTGGCCACCGTCCTGGCCGGGCCGGCGGATGTAGGCCGAGATGTCTTCCTCCAGGCCCCAATTGCCGGGCTCAGAGTCCGGATTCACGCCCGGGTACAGCCAGAGGCGGATATCGAAGGTCATCAGCCCACCGCCGTGGGGATCAGGTTCATGGTGCGGATCATCTTCCGGAAGAAAACGCGCATCTCCTCGGGACCCACCATGTCCAGCCGCACGGCCAGAGCGCCACCGTTGAACGGGTTGCCGCCGGTCAGGCGGTGGCCGTTGTCCTTGGCGCGCACGGTGCCGCGGGTGGCCGCCGCGGACAGGACCCGGCCGGCTGCCTCGGGCACGATCATCTCGGGGCCGTGCTCACCCACGAGGTAGGGGATGCCGCGGGCCACCGGACCACCGGACGCTCGAGCGTTCTTCCGGACAGCGTGCGCGGCCTTGCTGACGTTGGTCACGCCGGTAATCTTCATGGCGATGTTCACCGCGCGCGGGATGTCGTCGATGATGTCCTTGACCGAGTACAGCGAGCGCCGGGCCGCCGCGGCGCCCTTGACGCTCACGCTAGCCGAGTAGTTCCGGGCGTATGCCCCACCGGCCTTCCTGGCCCGGTTCATCTCGTCACGGACGCCGTCGATCTGCTTCTTGGTCATCCCGGCCGCGCGCATCGTGGCCTCCATGGCGGGGGACAGGTTGCCGTCGAACGTCTCACCCAGCGCGCCCACCTTGCCCTGGAGGTTGACCGCAGCGCCAGCCAGGTTGCGGCTGGCCGCCCTGGCCTCCTTGCTGTCCTTGCCGTGCTCCTTGATCGCCTCGTTCAGATCCTTCTGAGATTCCTTCACCTTGTCCTGGGCGTCCAGCAGCGCAAAGGCCGGGTCGGTCTGAGCCTGCATTTCCGCGGCCAGGCCCACCAGCGCGTCCGTGTGGCCCTGGGCCGCCCTGGCCGCGTCGGTCATCCCGTCCGCCAGGCCCTTGGTCCGCTTGGTCAGCGTGCCGGTCTCGTTGGCCGCGTCGGCGTAGTGCTCGCGCAGCATCGGCAGCAGCGGGCCGGTCATCCATGGATTGTTGGACAGCTGATTCAGCACGCCCAGGAAGTTGGTGGTCATGTTGACCGTGTCGGTGAGTACACCGGTCAGCATCCGGAGGTTGTCCGCGGCCCCCGTGCTGCCGTCTCCGAGCACATCGATCATGTGGCCGACCGAGTCACCCACGAAGCCGATCGAATCGCCCAGGGCGTCCAGGGCCGGGCCGCTCTTGACCGCCGCGCCGGCCAGACTGTTGGAGATCACCTCGCCCGCGCGGACCACCTTCTCCACCAGCGGGACGATCTGGCCGGAGGTGGAGGCGAAAACCTCGGACCACCGCTTGCTGATCCGGGTACCGGCCTGGTCCAGGATGCCGATGGACTGCATGATCGGCGCCTTGTAGGAGGTCACCGCGGCCTTGCCCAGGCCGTCCGCGAACTTCTTGCCCGCGGCCCGGCCGGCCTGCTGGATCTCCTTGTCCTTGCTGACGGCCAGAGCAACACCCGCGCCGATGGCCGCCGCGCCTGCTCCCGCACTGAGTGCCGCGCTCATGGACGACACCAGCACCGGGGCCGCCGCGATACCGATAGCCCCGCCCACCACGGGGCCCACGTGGGCACCGGCCTTGGTGGCGATGCTTGCGCCCGAGGCGGCCAGGCTCCCGCCGAGCTTGGCCATGAACGACAGGGCCGCCGGCTTGGGATCCGGCAGCAGCGTCTGGAGGATGCCCTTGCTCTTGGTCATCCGCTGGAGGTCGGCTTGGGCCTTGCGGATCCCGCGGGAGATGTCCATCCGGCCGGCCGCGTCGTCCGCGTCGGCCAGCTGGCCGGCCAGCAGCACGAGGTCCTGATTGACCTTGCCGATGGCCGTGTCCAGCTTTTCGATCTTGCGGGCCGTGCCGCCGGCCGTGTCACCGAGCATGTCCGATGAGCGCTCGGCCGCAACGCTGGCCTTGCCCATCTTGTCGGTCTTCTTGGCCGCCGCGTCCGCCGCGGTGCCGACCTTGTCGATGTCCTTGGCGGCGGCCTGGGCGCCCGGCCCCATCTTGTTGCGGGACAGCAGATCAAGGATGAGCTCGCGCTTCTCAGCCATCCGCGGGGCCCCTGTTCATCGAGTGCCAGTAGTCCACATGATCCACCATCTCGGGGACGCTCATGTCCTCCAGCTGGCCACGATTCACGCCCATGGTCACCACGAACATCGGCGCCCAGGCATCCACAAGAGTCCTTATCCCGCCACAGGCGAGGTCTGCAAAACGACCAAATCCGTGGGCTCCGAGGTCTCGGGGCGAGACGGGCCGGGCTCCGGGGAGCCAGTGGCCGGCAGCTCCTGCGTGGCCGGCTCGGTCACCTCGGGCTCCGTACCGGCCTCGGCTTTTCCCTCATCCGCCTTGGCCCGCCAGTTGATCAGCATGACCAGCGGGGTGAACTCATCGAACGGCCCGGCCAGCTTCGGATCGAAGTCCCGCACGCCGAGCCAGGCTGCGGCCAGGTTGCCCAGGACCGAGCGCATCCGCGCGCCGTTCATCACGTCCACCAGCGGCATCCCCAGCTCGGCCTCCAGCTCGATCAGCTCCCTGGCCGATCGGCGGATCAGGTCCGGCTCGGAGTACGTGAACCAGCGGTCCCCGTACCTGGCCACGTCGTCCGGGTCCGTGAAGCAGAACTCCAGCGGGTCCCATGCCTTGCTCGCGTCCATCTCGCTCCCTCGCTCGTTACTTGATCAGCCTAGCGGCAAAGTCCTCCACCACCTGGGCCATCGCTGCCTCGGCCTGGTCCGCGGCCATCTCGGTGCCGCGCCGGTGGAACCCGGGCGTGATCGTGGTGACATACCAGACCTTCTTGCGGCCGAAGAGCGGGTGCCGGAGCTGGCCGGCCTCCAGGCTCGGGAGGTCCCGCCGCTCCTGCTTACCGTCCGCGTAGGTCCGGATGATCAACTGGGCCTGCTGGCCCGCGTTGCGCCGGCTGGCCCGGTGCCGCAGGCTGCCGGTCAGCAGCTCCTTGTAGCCGCTGGGCATGGCCTTCTCGGCCTCGGCGGTGATGCTCTGGGTCACCGGCCGGGTGACCTTCTCGAGCGCGCGACCCATGGCGCGTGACAGATCCTTGTTGCCCTCGGCGCGGATCTGGGCCGCCACCCTGGAGAAGGTGGCAGCCCCGGTGATCTTTACCTCCAGGCTCACGGCTACGCGTAGGTGCCGAGCGTGGGGATGCCCTCCACCTGGAAGGTGGCCGCCACCGGCACCCGGTCCGAGACGGTGGCGTCGTAGGTGAGTTCGGTCATCCAGCACTCGCCCGAGACCTTGAGTGCGCCGGTGGCGCCGCCGGCCGGGCCGTACTCGAAGGAGCTGGTGGCCGTGGCCACCCGGATCCCGTTGAGTACGGTGGAGATGCCGGTGGTGGCGGTCGCGTCGTAGTGGCCGCCGATTGAGAAGGTGACGTTGGCCAGGCTGGGGATGCTCTTGGTGCCGGGGTCCCCGAACGCGGTCACCTCGGACAGCGCACGCGCGCCCGGGAGGCCGGTGACACTGTTCAGGTAGATGTGCACCGAGCGCAGCGTGCCGCCGCTGTCATCGATCGAGAAGACGGCACCCTTGCCGTGAACGAAAGACATGGTGTTCCTTTCCTAGCGGGGTGCCGCGGAGACCAGGAAGGTCACCGAGCCGGTTCCGGTCACGTCCGTGACGACGCGAAGATAGCGGTTGACGGTGGTCCCGTCAGCGACCTTGACCACCTGGGCGCCGATGGCCGTGGTGGCCGTGAAGGTGGCCAGGTCGGCCCAGCTGCTGGCGTCCGTGGAGTGCTGGATCTTGATGCCAACGGTGGTGAACCCGGTGTAGGCGGTGACGTGCAGTGCGGCCATGAGCCCGTGCGTCGTGGGCGTGATCGGCGCCGCGCCGCGGTCCACCGCCGTGCCGTTGCCGTCCGCGGTCTCGGCGCCCAGAGCGTGGAGGACGTAGCCCATCTCCACGGACTCGTCCGCCGCCGCGCTCATCGAGAAGCCCACCGCGTCCGCCACCATGGCATCGATCGCGTGCTCGGAGATGTCACCGATCATGAAGAACGCAGGCTTGCCGACGATGCTGCCCGAGCCTTCCGGCAGGCACGTGCAGATGAACGCGCTGTCCACGCCCACGGCGTCCGTGATCTCCTTGCTCAGCCCAGCCGCCGGATCGTTGTCCTGCGGACCGCGCAACGCCAGAGAGCCGGCCATGAGGCCGGGCACGAACCGAGCGCCGGCCGCGCCGGCCGTCTGGCCGACCGTGCTCACCTCGGACATGCCGCGGGTGTGGGACATCGTCCAGCCCGAGATTTCCGAGCTCACCAGCTTCTCGTTGACCAGGACCGCAGAGGATGAACCATGGGCGAAGGACATCAGCTCACCACTTCCAGCGGGATGGCTACCCCGAGGTAGTCCACCTGATCATAGGTAATCCGGCCCATCTGCCGCGCCGCGCCCATCTGCACGTAGGAGATCAACCCACCGAGCGTGCCGGCATCGTCCAGCTTGGCCTTGATCCTGGCCAGACCGGCGTCCGGCTTCCTGGACAGGAACGACCGGAGCGTCCGCTGGGCGTGCTCGGTCTCCACGTCCTGGACAAGGACGGTCATCATGACCGTGAAGTTGTCCGCGCCGTCGCCCATGTTCTGGTCCCAGGCCACGTCATCGAGCTCCAGCACGATGGCCGGCACCTGGACGTTGCGAGCCACCTCGGAGTAGACCGTGATGGTCTGGACCTCCCCGGACAGCTCGTCACCGGTGACCGTCCCGTCCAGGACGGCCTCCAGGGCATCGAAGACCTCGTTCAGGTCATAAGCCGCGGGCGCGCTCATGGCGTGTATCCCGGCTTGAGCATGTCCCGGTTCGCGCGGGCCAGGCGGACGGACTTCAGGACCAGCGGGTGGGTCGGTGCGAGCTTGTCGGTCACCAGATACTTGATGATCAACGACTCATGCCGCTCGGCATCCTTCTGGGCGGTGGCCTTGTTCATTACGAGCCCACCAGCAGATTCTCGTCCAGGACGTAGTCCCGGAGCTTCTGCTCTACCATCGGGTTGGCCCGGATCCGGATCCCGAAGTCGCCGAATCCGGCCACGCCGAAGGGCGCATCCTTGGCTTTGTCGTCCATGACGGCCAGCATCAGGCAGGACGTGACCACCGGTTCCGGGACGTTCTCCCAGCCCCACTTGGCCGTGACCTGGACGGTGTACCCGCGCCAGGTGGCCGCGGCCCAGATCGGGTGCACGCCTGACCCGGACATGGCCACTCGGCGGTACGGCCAGCCCGGCACCTGATTGACGATGCCGTCCGTCGGCTCCAGCGCCAGGGTGGCCACGTCCCAGTCCGTCCCGGCCGTGGTCCCGAGGTAGGGCGTGATGACCAGGCCGTCCGTGGTCCAGAAGTCGTGCGTGTCCACCCCTGTCCGCCCGACCGGGAAGGTCCGGGTGGACACGTCCTCGGCACGGCCGAACTGGCGGTGTGTCCAGGAGTTGATGTCCTGGCTGGCCGAGCGCAACCGCTGGGTCAGCTCGGTGTCCCTGGCCGTCTGGGCGTCCGGGATCCCCATACGGCTCTTGAGCATGGCCAATGTGGCGTACGGCCCACCGAGCGGCGCCGTCAGCGCCGAGCTGACCGTGACGATCTCCGAGGCCGTGACCGTCTCGCTGTCCGGGTCGGTGCCCGTCCAGGCCACGAGGTAGTCCCCGAGCGCCTGACCGGACGGGACGGTCCAGGCGTACGTATTTATACCTACGGCCGGGGTCAGCACGCCGGTGGACGTGGGGCCCACCGCGGCGGCCCCGCCGGCCAGCGGGGTGATGGTGATCTGGACATCGGTCACCGCGACGTGCGGGCCGCCCTCGTACTCGCGCCATTCGGCCACCAGTGTGGCCGTGGCTCCCCTATTGATGATCATTGCGGGCCCTCCAGCGGAACGGGAACGCGGTGGAGGCGTAGACCTGGCCGCCGCCGGACCCCAGGTGCATCAAAGCGAAGGTCACGTTGCCACCGGACAGGTCACCCGACTCCACCGTGAAGTCCATGAACGTGCTCAGCGGATGCAAGGCCCCGCCGGCCAGCGGGTACATGGACGGGTCGCCCTCCGCGCCACCGGCCGGGCTGGCCGTGCCCGTGCTGGCGTACCGGACCGGGGAGCCGCCCACCAGGACGGCCAGCTCGTAGAAGCTGCTGGCGGTGTGGCTGATCAGGCAGGCCAGGTCCAGGGAGACGTTGTCACCGATGGCTGCCGGGATGGCCAGTGTGAGGCCTGCGACCGGTGTCCAGGACGCGTCCGCGGAAATGGCCACGTTGCCGCTGGTGACGATATCCCGCGCGAAGGTCGGTGCCGTCCCGCCGCCGCCGCCGCCACCACCGGACGCGGCGATGGTCAGCGTGCCGGCGCCGTCATCGTAGGTCGCGGTGACGTTGGCACCGGCCACCACCATGGCGCCCACGGTGTCCTGGACGGACTCGGCCAGGCCGGTCACGTCCGCGGTCACATGGGCGTGGCCGGCGGCGGACTTGCCCTCCAGGGCGCCCTGGAGGCCGGTCACGTCCGCGATGGCGTGGCCGTGGTTGCCGACTGCCGCGGTGGAGCCGGTGGAGCCCAGGGCCAGGGAGCTGGTGCCGGCACCGATGGCCGTCCGGGCCGCCGCCGCGTCGGCCGCGGTGAGTACCGATCGGCCCACGGCGGTGGAGTCGGACACGTCCACGGCCACGTGGGTGTGCACGGTGGGCGCCTTGCCGGCCAGGGCTGCGGTCAGGCCGGTCACGTCCGAGATGGCCACCGGCCCGCCCTCGCCACCACCGCTCGGCGGATTGCTGGTGTAGCCGGTGGCTGCCACTACCGGATCCCGTCTCTCACTCGCGGAATGACCAGACCGGCGCGGCTATAGAGCTCGGCCGTCCGGGCGATCTCGTGACCCTTGGCCTGGATCAGGGTCTCCTGCTGCATGGCGTACGCCGTCTCGTCCAGGAAGATCCCGCCCTTGTAGTGCGTGGTCTTGATGCTGGTGTCCACGCCCATCTCCAGGCCGGACGCCTGCACGCGCACGCAGAAGGACAGATCCTCGGAGAAGGTCCGAGGCGTGCCGTTGCCGCCGGCCGTGGCGTCCGTGATCGGCATGAACGGGTCCGGGCCGACCGCGGTCAGGGCCTCGCGGTGGACCAGCAGGCACGCGGCGCCGGTCCCGGCCACGTGCTGGAAAGCGTCCCGCCGATACTTACCGATGGCCTGGAATCCGCGCTCACCGTTCGGCCGCTCCTGGTAGGAGTAGAGCGTCGGCTGGATGCGGTAGCGCGCGGCATAGAGCTCGTTCTGGCGGAGGTCCGGGTCCAGCTTCTGCGCGAAGCACAGCGCGCCCAGGACCGGCACGGAGTTGGCCTCGGCGGACTCCACCAGGCGATCCACGGTGTCCGCGGCAAAGCCCATGTCCGAGTCGACCATGAAGAGCCATTCCGCATCCGTGTGCTCCAGGAAGTAGCGGGCCACCTCGTTACGGGCGCCGGCCAGGCCCATGGTGCCGGACACGCGCCGGACGTACTGGCCGCCCTCGCGGATGATCCGGTTACTGGTGGCCGCGTCCCGCAGCATCAGGTCCGTCCAGGACAGGCCGAAGCACGCCGCCCATTCCTGGCCGTCGACCACGGCCGGGATCACCGAGCCGGGCACGTACGCGGTCTCGGGCGGCAAAGGCATTCCGTCCGGGCCTTCCGGCACGTCGTCACCTTCCTCTGCCCACAACGCGTTGGTCATCTCGTCCTCGCTCCTGGCCGGGTGGTGGCTGGGTAAGCCCGCGCGCCCCGACCCAGCCAGGCAGGGCGCGCGGGAGACTGCCTTACTCCTTGTTGCTGACCTTGGCGCTACCGCGGCCCTGGGTCCGGGCCGCCTTGGGCAGGCCGGCCATGGGGTCGGTCGCGGTGACCTTGACGCCGCCGTTGTCCTTCTGCGGCTCCATGGTCTGCTGACCCTGGTCCGGCGGGGTGAGCGCTTCCTCCACGCTCACTTCCTCGCGCGGCACGTCCTCCGGGGTGTACGTCTGGACCTCGGCCTTGACCTCGGCCACGTCACCGGGCGCCGGACGGGTGTCCAGCTCCTCGGCCTTGGGGTCCACGAGGTTGACGTGCTCGCCGGTGGCGCTGACCGGGCCCAGGGCGGGGTCCAGCCGGGCGATCTCGGTGCCGTCTCCGGCCCGGACCACCTTGATCTGGTCACCCGCGGGGACCTTGTCGTCGTAGTCCGGGTCGCCGGACTTCCGCTTTTCGTGAACCATGTCGGTCCCTCTCCTGGATCTGGGTTGGGCCCCGCGCGCGCCCGGGGGGCCGTCCGCGCGCGGGAGACTGCTAGGCGGTGGTCTTGTCCTGGAGCAGACGGAACGCCAGGTCGTTGACCGAGTCCGAGCCGTTCCGGAAGTGCATGTACCAGCCGCGCCGGCCGTCGGGCAGGTTGTTGCTGGTGTTGAACAGGTGCGGGATGAACTCGATGGAGGTCGATCCCGGCTTGTCCACGATCACGAAGTTGGAGAAGTCACCGAACACCAGCAGGTTGTCCACCGTGGTGGTCTGCTGGACGGCCGGGGCCTCATCCGACTCCCGCACCGGGCGGCCCAGGAGCCGGTCCGTGTACGACTGGGTGATGTCCGTGGAGTAGCTGGCACCGAGCGCGGTGCCGAGCGCCATGATCGAACCCCGGAAGAGCGGGTTCATCAGCCAGGACGCCTTGCCGCGCCACCGGACGCCCAGCTGGCGGTAGACGTTCTGGATGTCCGCCAGGGTCCAGGTGGCACCGGTGGTCAGCTGGAGCTCCACGTTGGTGTTGCTGTCCAGCGCGGTGAAGATGCCGGTGGGCTGACCCGAGCCGGAACCGGTGGCGTGCGCCACCGCCTCCAGCCGGTCCTTCGCGTCGGCCAGCATCATCTGCACGTCCCCGGCCAGGCCGGTGATGTCCTCGAACGACTCGATCGACGCCATGATCAGCGACTTGGCCGAGAAGACCGGGATGGACGCGGGGCCGATCGGCGGGGTGTCGTCCGAGACCTCGGTGAGTTCCGCGTCCCAGCTGGCGGTGGCGCCGGCCGTGGTGACGCCGTTCCAGCGGTTGGCCCCGCCGGTCAGCGTGACGGTCCGGGCCATGCCGCGGATCATGTTGCTGACGCCGTTGTTGGTCAGGATCAGCGTGGGGTCCAGGTGCGTCGGCACGAGATAGCCACCGGCCGTGTTGGTGCCCACGGCCATGGCCGCGCGCTCCACGTCCTCCAGGAACGCCGGGTCCGTGCCCGTGACGACCTTCTCGAACGCGCTGACGTAGTTGGGGTCCAGCCGGCCGAGGATGTTCCGGCTCCAGCTGGTGTCCTTCTTGTGCCGGCGCACGAACTTCTTAACGCTGTCGTCGTAGCCGTCCGGCATCTCGTAGCGCTCGATCGCCCGATTGATGTTGTCGCCCAGGGCGTCCCGGAACTCGCGCTCACCCATGTGCCGGGTGTTGCTGCGCAGGATCTCGAACTCGTTGCCCTTGACGATCACGGCCGGGCCGGCGCCGCGCTCGCGGCGGGAGCGGGTCACCTCGGTCTCGCGCTGGTCGCCGGGCTCGGTGTGGGTCTCGTCGTCCGCGTACTCCCGCAGGCGCTGGATCTCGTCCTCGCGCGCCTGGGTCTCGGCCCGCTCGATCTCCAGACCGGGGATCAGCTCCAGAGCCGCGTCCTGACGCTCGATGTCCGCATCGGACGGGTCCTCCAGCTCGGCCACCTCAAGGATGATCCCGCGCTGGATCTCGATCTCGGCGGTAACGTCCGCCAGCTTACGGCGCTTGGCCATCGATGCTCACTCCCAGTTCCCTGGCGCGCAGGATGTTCGCTCGCTGCCGCGCCTTGATCCGATTCCGGCCAGGGTGCCCATCGGGCGAGCCTTCCGGCGCGGCGGGTCCCGGGTCGGGAGTGCCGTTCGTGGTGGACGGGGCCTGGGGCGTGCCCACCATGTCAGTGATCATAGACCGAACCAGCTCCTGAAGGTCTTCCTGGCTGCGAATCGCCACCAGGCCGGCGCCCTCATACGCGGGGGAGTGGGTCGGTCCGTACTCCTTGAGGCCGAGCTCCATGCGCTCCACCACCGGCAGCCGGCCATTGCTGCCGACCTTGCGGGTGTTGTAGACCCGGCCAGTGAATGACTGCCCACGGATCTGACCACCCTCCCAGGCAGCCAGGACGGCATCAGCCATCTCGCCATCGTTGTAGCGGCTCACGGTCAGCAGGCCCTTGCCGTCCGGCCGGATCTCCTGCGGCGTGGCGATCGGCACGGCACCCAGCATGTTCGGCTTGCCGGTCAGGTCGTACCCGTGGTTGTAGAACACCTGGACGCGCTGAATGCCGTGGGAGAGCGTGCGGTTGTACGCCGCCTTGTTGATCCGCTCCATGTAGTGGCCGTGCTTGTCCAGGATCTCGGCTTCCTCATCGAACACGGCCGCGTACGCGGTCACGGTCCGGCCCTTGCGGTCCACCCGCTGGATGTCCAGGTCATCAATGGCCAGGAAGCGGGAGATGGTTTCGATTGCGGTCACTACGCGCTCCCCTTGACATAAGCCAATGCCTTGACACCGCTGATTTTGTTATGGCGCTTGTCGTAGACGGTAACGCCGCGAATAGTCAGGATGTTGATACTCCGGTCTCCGTCTGGAGACGAAAAGGTGTAGCCACCATGCCCGGTAACAGAAGTCAGATTCCAGCCGGACGCTTGCATGGCTTCAAAGACCGGACGCGTGGCCTTGGACTTGACCAGCGCCTCTTGACCGTCCATGCCGAGCAACCGAGCAAAGGCCGCAGGCGTGGCAGCCTTGAGTCGGTTAAGCTTATCGGCCTCGGCCGCGTCCCGAGTCTCGCGCTCGGCATTGTGATGCAATGCCGAAGCGATATTCGTAGTCTCCCATTCCCGGTCAGGATTGGCGCCCAGATCGGACAGGATCTCGCGTGCCTGGTCATCTCCGATTCCTGCGTCTTTGAGAATGCGGAGATGGTCCTCGTTCCGCCGCGAATTGCCCATGTACCATTCACGGTCGCCCTTAAGAATGTCCTGGATCTGGACCGCAGAGAGCTCCCGCCGCTTGGGCGCCACGGCCGGACCTTGCTCCGGCTTGTCGGCCAGGGCGGCGGTGGCCTTACTCAAGCCCGTTTTGCCGGCCACGTTGGTGGGCTTGCCCAGCCGGTTGCCGTGGGACTTCTGGTTGTGGGTGCCGTGGCGCTCCAGGTCAGTCATACCCCTACTATAGCCGACCGAGCGACTGACCGGGGTGACACGCTTCATCGGCTTGACCGTGGCGGCCCGGCCGTCCTTGCGTGGCGCGGCCTTGCGCGGAGCCGCCTTCTTGGCCGGCGCCGCGGCCTTCTTGGTAGCCGGCTTCGCGTCGGTCAGCGTGGTGGTCTTCTTGAGGCCCTGGATCCGCTTGAGCAGCGCCGGAGTGACCTTGCCGTCCACCGGGAGACCCAGTTTCTTCTGGAGCCCGCGGACGGCGGCGGTGGTCCGTGGCCCGAACTTGCCGTCGACCGCCAGCGGCTTGCCCTGAGCATCGGTGATCCCCAGCTTGTTCAGGGCCTTCTGCAACGCCTTGACGTTGTCGTCCCCGCCCTTGCTGCCATAGCCCGAGCCACGGGTGCCGTCATAGCCGATGGCGCTACTCTTCTGGCCGCCCTTGCTGACGAACTGGCCGCCCTGGGCACCGGTGCCTCGGGCGTACAGGGCCTCATTGAATGCCACCGGTCAGACCTCCAGCTTTTCGAGTGCGCCGGCCAGGGCCGCGTCCGCCGCCGGATCAACGTCCGGCTCGATCTCTTCCCCGGGCGCCGCGCCGGGATCGGCCAGCGGATCGGGCATCTCCAGCTGACTGAGGTCCCCCGCCTCCACCGCGGTCACCACGGACGCGGCATCGAACTGGGCACCGGTCAGCGCCACGATCGAGTCGGCCTTGGTCTTGACCACCGCAGCTTCCTCGGCTGCCGGGTCCTTCTCGGGCTCGGTCTTCTGGCCGTCCTGAGCGCCGGGTGCCTGGAGCTGGACGGACATCATGCCGCTGTGCTCGAGCAGCGAGAAGTCCTCGGCCAGGACCGCCTTGACCACGCTCTCCGGGGTGTAGCCGGCGCTGATCAGGGTATTGATCGTGCCGGCCTGCGTCGCCTGGATGTCCGCGAGATCCTTGCTGTCCTCCCGCAGAAAGGCCACATCTCGAGCGTCGTACCAAAGGTCCGCATCATCCGGAACGTCGATGATCGGGGCCAGAGCGCCGCACAGCGAGCGCCACTGCGACCGCAGGAACATGTCCGCGTAGGCGCGCTTGGCCTGGCCGTAGTTGGAATAGGTGGCCGCCGCCAGGCCCTCGGACAGGCCCACAACGATCGGCGGAACCCCGCCGGCTGCTGCGATACGCGTCTCACCCGCACCCTGGGTCGCCCGGAAATCGAGCTGGCGCATGTCCGCGCCGATCACGCGCACGTCCGCGCCACCAGCGGTGTACAGCGTCTTGTAGGCGTTCTCCACGCCCACGCTGGCCTCATTCATCTTCCGGACGAATTCCACGAACTTGTCCGGGCCCACCGTCTCCTTGAGCGATACCGCCACATTCGGTGTGGCCGCATTCTCGAAGAATTTCATCTTGTGGGTGGTAGCGGCCAGGTCGGCCTGCATTTCCTTGATGACCGGACTCAGCCAGGACATGCCGCGGAAGAGCGCATCCGGGTCCGGGATCGGTGCCCAGAAGGCAGCCTCGGCGAACCGGCCGCGGACCGGGTAGAGCTCGGACGGTCCGCCGCTCCAGGTGCCACCGGCCGTGTACTTGATGCCCACCACGTCCGCGGCCACCGCCTTGTCCGGCGGGGCCGTCAGGATGAACTCGCACCAGTCGGGCCGCAAGCGCCGTAGGCGGTCACCGTCCCGGCCGGTCTCGAGCGCCCAGAACGCGGTCCCGCCGCACGTCACGTCCTGCTCAGCACGGAGCAGCAGATCCTGAGTGGTGCCACCCGGCCAGGGGCGCTCCAGGAGCTCCAAGTCGGCATTGCCGAACAGGTCGTTGCCGCCGCCCGGGTTGTTCCGGCGGCGAAACTTGAAAGCAATCTCCGAGAAGGGCCGCGCCCTGGCCATGCTGACCGCGAAGACGATGCCGTTGCTCTTGTACGCGCCCGAGACGTAGCCCAGGAACGAATCGGTGACCGGCTCCACCTTCTGGCCGGCATAGGTGGTGGTGTAGGCCGGCTGATAGATCTGGCCCTGAAAGGCCATGAGCGAGTCCACCCAGCCCTGGAAGGACGGTGTCCCGAATCGCTCGATCTCCTGCGTCGGCTCGGCCGTATTGCGCCCGATCAGCTCCCGGCCGAAACGGACGATCTCCTGGCCGATGCTCATGCCCACATCACCATCGGCTCGGTCTCCAGCTCCACGGGCGCCTTGGCCAGGCCCCAGAGCGCGTGCGTGACGCCCACCAGGCCGGTGATGTCCACCGCCGCGGTCCGGCGGTCCCACGCGTGCCCGTCGCCCACCGGCCGCTTGTCCGCGCCGCCCACTGCGATGGTCAATTCATCCTGCCCGAGGTGAACGACCGTCCGCGGTTCGGACAAAGGCCTGGTGGCCGCATCATAGATCATGCCGAAAGCCTGAGCCACGTCCCGCGCGGCCATGGTCATGACGATCTCATCCGGATCCTTGCCGGCCTGACGCAGTGCGGTCTGGAGGTCGGCCAGGATTGAGCCGGCGGGCGAGCCCGGGTCGATGGCGATGCGCGCGTCCGCGGTCAGCACCAGCGCCACCAGATCGGGGATCAGCCAGGCCGAACCGGCGCCGCGCTTGATGAGCTCCAGGTGCGTCTTGCCGTCCTCGCGCCGCTGGGCCAGGCCGATGCTGGCCGGCACGGTCCCGCCGATTCGCGGGCCGATGTCCGGGGAGACCACGGGCCGGTCCACCAACGTGCCAGGAGCGCCGGATTCGGGGTCCAGCATGGCCTGCCACTGTTCCTTGGTGATGACCGTGAATCCTTGCTCCAGGTCGGGCGGCCAGATGCACAGCCGCTCCCGGGCGTAGCCGCGGTCACCCATCGAGCCGCGCTCGCGCTCCAGGACTTCCACCGGGATGCGCTCGGGAGCGTTCGGGTTGGTCCGGAGGAACAGATCCACCGAGTCCAGGTCGATCTCCTCCAGCTTCTCCAGCGAGCCCTCCGCGCCGTAGTCCATGAACGCGGTCCCGACCTTGCCCGCGTTGCGCTTGGCCTTGAAAAGCGGGACGCCCGTGTCCGAGGTGAGCGGCGGGCTGCTGGTCAGCCAGACCTGGGGATTGGGCACGGCGGACATGGTCGGCAGCTGGGCCTCCTGCTGCTCCTCGGTGAGCGCGTACGCCTCATCCCAGATCAGTTTGCGGAAGGTGAAGCCGCGGCCGGCGCCTTTCGAGCGGGCCAGGAAGCGGAGCCGCTGGCCGTTCAGCAGCTCGATTCCTTCCTCACCATTGGTGTTGATGACCTTCTTGACCTTCTTGCGCATCCAGTCCGTGTTTTCGATCAGGGAGAGAATGCGCCGGAAGGCCTCCATGGCGGTCTTGTACTCGTGCGCGGTGTGCCCGATCAGCAATTCGCCGGTACCGAAGAGCCACCAGAGCCCGAGCGCTTCCAGAACGGCGCCCTTGCCGTTCTGCCTGGCCACGATCAGGGCCACCTGGAAGGCCGCCCATTTGCCCTGGGCGGTCTCGCCCAGCCCGAGGATCAGGGCCAGCTGCTCCCAGGGGTCCAGGATCAGACCGGTAGAAGCGGCCAGATCGATGGCCTCGGGGCCGCTGGAGTAGGCGTAGGTCGGAATAGCGCACATCCGCGGAATGAGCTCTTCTGGGGCCTGGATCCGGCCGGAGAGCGGGTGCGGCGGGATCTCCCACGTGGTCCCGTCCGGCAGCACGATCGACTTCTTGTCCAGAGAACCTGGACGAACGTTCGGCACGGCCAGCGCTGCGGTCCCGGACATGGATCACCCCCGCTCACAGCGTACGTGAGCGGGGGTGATGTGGGGATTCGGTCAGCAGCCGATGACGCCCGGGAGCGTGTTGTCGGCCTTCCACATCGGCGTGCCGTAGCGGAACGTCGTGGAGGTCTGGACGGAGATGGTCGGCGGACCGGTGCTCGGTACCGTCCGGGTGGTGAAAGCGGCGGCCAGCGCCGGGCTCTGACCCTGGAGCGAGTAACTGCCGATCCGGGCCGCGGTGCCCGAGCTGGCATTCTGGCCGTCGCCCATGTCGGAGCACGGGGTTGCCGTGCCGTTGGAAGCGGCGACCTCCCCGTACGCCTGGACCTGATTCACCTTGTTCCAGGTGATGCCGGCCGAGGTCCAGACCGTGTCCGCGAAGCTGCACAGCCAAGCCCCGCCGACCGCGACCCACCAGGCGCCGTTGGAATGGACTACCTGGAAGCGCGGCGGATTGACCTTGTCCCCGACCCAGGCCGCCGGCACGGTGCTGCCCGCGTTGACCGGGTTGGCCGCGTAATCGGCGCACCCGTTGTAGCCCATGAGCGCGCCGTTGACCGTGTGGTAAGTGAAGATCGTGTGGGTGGAGACGCCCTTGCGCCACCCCACTTCGATCCGATTCTTGCGGTCGGTCGAGAAGACGGCCAGCTCGGCGATGCTGTGCGAACTGTTGCCGTCATGAGCACTGTTGACGTGCGGGTTCTCCACGGTCAGGTTGACCGCGGCGCCGTCCGCGTTCAGGCCGAACTGCTCACCGATGGCGTAGAAGTAGCTGGTGGCCGCGTAGGCCGGGCCGGCACCGATGAGGCCGGCGGCGGTCAGCGTGACCGCGGCGATGAACCCTGCAAAGAGCCGGCGCATCAGGCGTTGTCGGCGGACTCGTTGACCGGCCAGGAGATGCGCGCGCCCAGGCCCGGCATGTCCCCGGACAGGCGCGAGACCAGCTTGGCCAGCGCGTTCAGCACGGCCGGGCTGTCGCTCTCGTCCAGGGCCGCGGTCTGGATCTCGGACGCCAGTCGGCCCTCACCGATCGTGGACTCCTGCGGGGCCTTGAGGTTGCTGTCCTTGATGACGGCGTATCCGCCCTTGGCCAGCTTCACCGGGTACTGGCCGTCCTCGGCCGGGCCCAGGATGGTGGCCTCCTGCCCGCGGTGGTTGCCGCGCGAGATGGTGACCTTGTCGTTGGCGCTGAACATGCGTTTTCTCCCTGGTCAGGTGGTGTTCGGATTACGTCAACTATAGCACGGGTTAGTGTATTTGCTCGGCGGCCGGGGCCATCTCCGGAGGAATCTGTGAGCGTGCCGCCTTTGCCTTCTCCGCGCGCCGCTGGGCCAGGATGTCCGCCGGATCCTCGCCCGGGCCGGCTACCGAGCCGCCCTTGGCCGCGGTCCCGTCCAGGGTCTTGACGATGGTGGCCAGGGCCAGGGCCTGCTGCCGCGCCTCGGCCAGCACCTTGTCCACGGTCACCTCGGCCACCGTCTCAGGCAGGTTGACCGCGAAGTCCAGCCAGGCCGGGTTGCCGTTGATCTGATCGTTCAGCTGGTCCAGGCGGGCCTTGATCCTGTCCGCCTCCAGCTCCAGCGCCGTACGCCGCTCGGCCGCGTTCATGATCCGTCCAGCTCCGACGGCTTCCAGCCCTCGTGCCGCGGCCACCCGGTACAGCCGGCGCCGTGGTCCTGGCAGATCCTTTCCTCGGGCTCGCGCTCGGGCGGCGGGCCCGTGGTCCAGCCCTCGGGCACCTCGCCCACCTCGCCTGCGTCCAGCGGCTGGACGTTCCCGCGCAGCGGCTCGGGCTTCTTGGCCGGCTCGTCCTGCTGCATGAAGACCACCACCGTGATGGCGATGGGCGCACCCACCTCGCCGGTGACCGAGACCATGCGCATGTGCGAGCTCGGGATCCCGTACCGGCGCTCCAGGTAGTCAACGGCCTCCCGCAGGCCCACTTCCTTGCCGTCCTTGGCGATGATGATGCTCACGCTTCCTCACTCTCAGCGGTACATCTCGATCGGGTGCGGGCCGCACCCGGGTATCCCGCACTGAACCATCGTCCCCTCGGGAAGGGCGTAGATCGCGTCCAGATTCTCGCGGATCCGATCCATCCATTCCTTGGCCACTGCCCGCAGATCGGACACGTCCTGAGCGGCGCGCGCATCGGAAACGGCACGCTGCTCAGGCGTCAGGCCGAGCGGGTCCACGCTGCGTGACCGGCTCTCGTTTGTACCAAGCTTTGTAGCGGGGGGAATTTTCTCGACAGGGACGTGGGGTCGCGGTATGTCCGATTTCACGATGCCGACCCACCCCCCTACCTGAGCGTGACTACTGATCATGATGGCAACCAATTCCTTGATCGAATCGCAGGCAGGGTAGTAGGCACATCAGTACGCGCACCCTTTGATCCATTGCATGACCTGCACAGCACACCCAATGCACCATGCGCATCACCACTCACATGCACAGCTACTACATGATCAGCAGTGAGGTCCCATGCAGGATGGGCTGGTCTGTTCCACCCAGGGCACACATCCCCATAGGTAGCCCTGTGTGCCCGCACTACCTCCGCCCTGCGTGCCCGCTCACCCCAGTCAGCGTGCAGGTCCCTCCGTGCGGGCATGCTCCGTACCCCCTACCAGGAACGCACGTACGGCGGATGCCACCGATACGTGCTGGACACCGGGCTCTTCGCCCAGGGCCAGGGCGCCACCGTGCACGGCGTCCCGAAGAGCGCATCCATGAACGCGCCCACCTGGGGATACCGCTCGATCCGGCCACCCCGCAGGATCGACAGCGTGTCCCAGCTCCAGCTGCTGCCGCCGACATAGACCGCCACCGCGGCCTCCCGTCCGCGCTCCATGCGCACGGCCAGGCTGTCCCGCTCAGGACCGGGCCGGCCGGTGGAGGCATGCGGGAAGCAGCCGCGCGCATAGGTCACCAACACGGACCAGCCGAACCGCGGGGCCAGGGCCCGGAGGTCTTCCACGGCGGCCTTGCTCGGGCCCATGGCGCCGTCCCGACTGGTGATGGACGGCGCCGGATACGCGGGTGCCGGCGGGACCGGTAGACGTGGCCCGAGCCCGATCCCGCCGCCGGCGTAGAAGCTGTCCGTCATCGGTCCGGCCAGAGGAACGCCACGGCGAGCGCGTCCACCTCTGCGTCCGTGAGCTCCACACCGCTGTCCGCCGCGTGCAACCGCTCCTGTTCGATGATGGCGAGGACGCGCGCCGGCTGGGCCATGCGATCCCGCCGATAAGCGGCCAGGCGTTCCAGCGTGTCCGCGTCATGCCACCCAATGGTCCGGTTACAGGTCTTGTCCCCGCCCGAGCACAGGAGCCCTCGCACGACTCCCGTGGTGTGGTTGTGATCAACTCCGAGACGGCGCGTGCCTCGCGCCTTGGGATCGTCCGGGTGAATGCCCTTGGCTTTTCGGCAACCCCAGCAGCAGCCTTTTTGGGCCACGTACAACAGCCGATAGTCCCGAGGCGTGACGCCGTACAGGTCCAGATTGCGCGCATAGAACGCGCGCCAGGCCCGGACGTTCGCGCTGGACATGCCCTCGGGCGGGCTCCAGAGCTCCACCGTGCTAGCCACGAGGAGCCACCCACTTCAGCGTGACCCAGTAGGTCCGGGCGCCGGCCAGCGCGTAGTCCTCGCGCAGGCCCACCACGATGAACCGACCCAGGAACGGATGCACGTCCACGTTGAGCCCGAACGTGAACGGCTTCTCACCTGGCTTGGCCATGGCCTCCCGGAGCTGCACAAAGGTGCTGTGCGGCACCGGGAGAGTCACGTCCGCCACCTCGGGCAGGTCGGTCCGGGGCCCGGTCACCGCTTGATCCGGTAGAACGTGCGGTTGCGGCTGGACTGGATGGACCGGCCCTCCGGGTGGGCCTTGGAGCGGACCACCACCGGCACGGAGACCGCGCGGGTGTCCTTCTCCAGGATGCCGGCGCCGGCCGCTCGAGAGAGCAGCGCCACCAGCGTGGCCGGGGACAGGTCCGTCTCCTTGGCCACCGTGTCGGACAGCTCCTTGCCGTCCAGGTACTCGGTCCCCACGCGCTCCAGGGCGCGCCACATCTTGTCCCAGGCCGGGCCCAGGCGCTTGCCCTTGGTCGGGTAGCCACCCTTGGGCCATGCCGGATTGGGGATGTCCGGCGCCTTGGTGTGCGTGATAGTCATAGGTCCACTATAGCTTACGAGCGGACCCGGTGGCTACCGCCCGTTCGCACGCCAGGCAGTCCACCAGATCGAGCCGGTCCACCAACCGAGCCCGCATCGGGCCCATGTCCTCGCCCACGAACAGGCACGCGCTGTGCTGGATGACGCCACGCCCGTCAAAGATGGTCCGCTGGAGCAAATGCACGGGCGCCGGGATCAGGTGGTCACCCTCGCGGTCCCGCCAGTGCCGGACCAGCCCGGTTCGGATCAGCTCGTTGATCACGGTGGAGAGGTTGCGGCCGAGCCCGGTCAGGCTGCTGCCGGTGGGCGGGAACCAGCGACCGGCCATGTTCCGATACGGCCGGGTCCCGTAGTACTCCAGGGCCAGCAGCACGCGGGCCGTGGCCTCATCCGTGCACGCCTTGTCCTGCCACCGCTGAGCCACGCGCAGCGCGCTGGTGGGCTGGATGTGGGCCGCGGCCCGGGTGGCCCAGTTGGCCCCATCCTCGGTAGTGGTCAGATCCGGGTTCATGGAGTGCTGTGCAATCTCGCTCATGCACTCATCCTACCACGGCTATAGCATGCCTGGATCCACTCTGGGGCCAGAGCTGTCCGCCTCCCGCAGGGGTGACAGGCACCTGACAGGCAGCCTGTCAGGTCGTTTTCCCAGGTCAGGGGCCGTTTTTGGGCTCAGGTGACAGGGGTGACAGGCAAAAGTGCATTGTTTGTTCCATGCGTGCGCGTGTGCGCGCGTGAGAGAGATGTTTTCCATACTTAGCCTGTCACCCCTGTCACCTAGGGTCTGAGCTGCAAAAACAGCTGACAGGCACCCTGTCAGGTGCCTGTCAGCTGTCCGATATGCCCTGTCACCTCAGGCCGAGTAGGCCCAATCGCCGAACGGCTTGACCTTGGCGAGGGCCGTTTCCGACAGCCCGATCCCTGTCAGGTGCCATACCTTGGCCTGCCCGATCCGCTTGTCCGAGATCCCGGGCCGTTCCGCCAGCCGGTGCCGCAGCGTGGTCACGTCCGTGGCGTCCTTGGTCCGGCCCATGTCCTCGCACCAGCGGCGGTAGGCCTCAAAGAGCTCCTGCTGAGACACCTTCAAGTCCTCGCCCACGGTGCACATCTGCTCCAGGAACTCCGCGTCCGGGTCGGCGTACTCCCGGAACCGGGCGTCCACCTGGCCGTGGCTCTCGGGCCGGGTGAAGCGGCCTTGCTTCTCCAGGCGGTCCAGCCCGTCCAGGGCCCAGTTGAGGATGCCGGGCAGCTCGGCCATGAGCCGGTCCTCCAGCGTGATGTCCTCCCGGCCGGCGAACGACACCGAGAACCGGATGTGGGTCATGCGGTTGGCCAGGGCCCCGGACCGGTTGATCAGTCGCGGCGTCTCGTTGCTCAGGATCATGAACCGGACCCCGAGGTGGCCCACCCACTCGGTCTGGTACTTCCGGTTTGCCCGCACCTGATCGTTGCCGGTGATCCGGAGCAGCGGCTCCACCACCTCACCCGCAGCCCGCGAGGCCCATTTCGGTTCGCTGATCGTGGCCAGGCTCTTGCCGATCAACCCGGACAGCCCGTACTCGCCGGCCAGGTCGTTCAGGGTCACGCCGGTGGTGTGGCCAGGCCCCAGCATGGCCTCCAGCACGCGCACGATGACGCCCTTACCGGACCGGCTGGCGCCCACCAGGCTGGCCATCATCTGGTGGTCTGTCCGGCCGCTGAGCACGTAGCCGAACCACTCCTGGAGGAAGTCGTGTGCCGTGGTGTCGCCGGGCAGGCTGCTGTCCAGGAAGGCCAGCCACTCGGCCGGGACGGCGTCCGGGACGTAATCGAACGGCAGGCTGGTCAGGTTGAACCGCAACGGGCTGTGCGGTAGCAGGACCCGCTGGCCGTCCGGGTCCGTCTCCACCACGCCGTTGGCCAGGATCAGCCCGCGCACGTCCTCCCCGGTGCGCTGGAGGGCGCCGCGGCTCAGGGCATGCTCCAGGTCCGCGATCTTCTTCCGGGTGGGCGCCCACGGAACCACCTTGTCCTCGCCCTTGCTGTCCTTACCCACGTACGTGGCCGTCTCGGTGGCCTGGTAGAGCCACTGGATCACCAGATCGTCCTGTTCCGGCGTCCAGTGCCGGCCGGTCCAGGTGTAGTAGGACCCGCGCCACCAGGCCAGGTCACCCGGGTACCGGGTGGCCAGGGTCCGTGCCACCTTGAGTGGCTGGTTCGGGTTGTCGAGTTCGTGCGTGCCCAGCTCCCGTTCGCTCTGCTGAGTCACCGTGCCACCTTCCGCATCAGTGCCGAGTACGCATCCGTAGGCGGCTGGTCATCGATGATCGAATACGGCTCCCGGCTCAGGCCCTGGCTGAGCGCGTCCTTCAGTCGGCTGTCCAGGGTCCAGCTGCGCCGGTTGGCGCGGTTCCAGGCGTCCGAGTGCACGCCGTTCTTCTGGGCCGCGGCCACCAGGATCTCCTTGGCCTGCTCCAGGGTGAACAGCCCGGCGTTGGCCATCCGGGCGAACCAGATACCGGCCCCGCCCAGGGTCTTGTTGACCGTCCCCTCCGTCATGGTCAGGACGTTGTGGAGCTGGGTCAGCGTGTGGTTCTCGGCCACGGTGCGGCGGATGATCTGGCCGGCCGCATCCCATCCGTCGTCCTCGATCTCCTCAGCCTTCTCGGCTCGGAGGTTGCCGCCGCCGGTCCGCTGGGCCGCGGGCGAGTCCACCGGTGCGGTCAGCAGCTCCTGCCACGCCTCGGGCAGCACGGGCAGATCGATCACCCGCGGCGGCGGCCCGTCCAGTCGGCGCCCGTCCGGGCCGTACCAGTGATAGAGCGCGCCACCGGCGGACAGGTTGACCGAGGGCCAGGCCACCGCGTACCGGCGCCCGTAGTGCAGGATTTCGATGTTCGGGCCGTAGGCCTTGGCCAGGATCTCCTCCGCACCCGGGATGGCGATGCGGCCCATGCCCGTGCGGTAGAACCGGTGCCCGGCGTCGCCGGACCCGCGGGCAGTGTTGCGGTAGGTCGGCGGTAGCTGTCCCAGCTCGGCCTCTGCGGCGGCCAGGGTGGCCGCGCCGGCATGGCCCTCGTATTCGTCCACGTCCAGGCCGATGACCTGGCGCGGCATCCGCAGGCCCAGGTTGCGCCGCGCGAAGCGCTCCTGCTCCGTGCCCAGCTTGATCCGCGCCCAGCCGATCGGTGGTGCGTCGTATCCAGTCACGCCCTTGGGGACGGGTGACTTGGCCAGTGGCTCACGGTCGGTGCCCACCGGGAACACGTCCGCCCAGCCGCGCTGGTAGTACGTGAGCGCTGCTGCTCCGTACGGTCCGGTCATCTTTGGTACCATTTCTGTGCGGATTGAACTGGATAGCTGACTGGAAACGGCCTGGTGTGGCGCCAGGCCGTTTTTCTCTGGGCTGATCAGCGTATGCCGTCACCGGCCCAGCAAGGCGGCAATGCGCCGCATCTCGTCCGCGCCGTACTCCTCATTGCCGCTCGCCTCCAGGGCCTCGGCGATGGCCTCGGGCTCTGCGGTATCGAGCGCGGCCATGATCTCGTCCCGGACGCCGGGCTCCAGCACGGTCCAGCCGTTGCCGCGCATCTCGTCGGCCCAGCGTGCCTGCTTGATCAACGTGCGCGCGGCCCGGGCTACCGCAGTAGCCTCGGGCCGCGTCATCGTTCTCTGCTCCATGATCAGAGCCTATCACAATACAGTTCTGTATTGTGTCATGTCTTGATGCTGGCCAAGGTCAGCGTCTGACGCGCCCGGGTTGCCGCGGTGTAGAGCCACTTCCTGGCGTCCTCCACGGCCGACCCCATGCCCTCGCGCCGGGCCTTCATGGAGATCATCCCCGGGGTCTCATCGAAGACGTACACGCTCTCCCATTCCGAGCCCTGGGCCTTGTGCACGGTGATGGCCTGGGCGAACGTGGCCAGCATGCGGTTGCCGCGCTGGCCGGCGCCGCTCTTCTTGGCCGCGTCCTGGTGGTCCATGCCCAGGAAGCCGTCCGCGAACGCGTTGATGGTCCTGTGGGCGCCCTCATCGGTGACCACCTCCAGCACCGGGCCGCCGGGGGTCTGCTGCACGCCGAGCACATCGAACTGCTGGCCGTTGAACACGGCCAGGTCCTTGTTGTTGGTCAGGCACATGACCCGGTCACCGGCCACCGGGACACCCTCGGGGAAGCCGTGCAGCTGGCGCATGGCCTTGACCAGGCTCCACCGGCGCTTATTGCTCCAGACCAGCACCTGATCGTGCTCCATGGCGTGACGCACACTGACCCCGATCCGATCGCTCGAGCTCAGTCCGAGGCCGGGGCCGTCACTCTCCCGGATCCGAGTGGCCAGGGCGGTGATCGGGTTGTCCAGGGCCGAGCGGTGGATCTCGGTCAGCAGGTGGTCCGGCTTGGCGTTGGTGTAGTAGCCGCCGCCCTCCACCGGCGGGAGCTGGGCCGGGTCGCCGAGCACCAGGATCGGCACGCCCAGGCTCTCCACGTCGTTGGCCAGCTTGGCGTTGACCATGGAGACCTCATCGAGCACGATCAGGCTCGCGCTGGCCCACTCGCACATCGGGTTGAGCTCCCAGCTGACCCGGCGCGCGTTGGCCTCCAGCTCCGGGATCAGGGCCTCCAACTCCTTGTAGCGCGCGGTGGCCTCGGGCTCGCTGTCGATCACGCCGGACGCCAGGATGTTGTCCCGTTCCTCCCGGGCGGCCATCAAGGCCTCGCTTGCCTCGGCGCTGGTCGTGGGCAGGTAGATGGCCGAGTGGATGGTGGAGGTGGGCTCGGCGCCCTTGCTGCGGAGCACGTGGGCAGCCTTGCCGGTGAACGTCCCGTAGACCACGTTCCGCAGCCCGAGCAGCGCCGGCAGCTCCTTGGCCAGGGTGGTCTTGCCGGTACCGGCATAGCCGAAGAGCCGGAAGACGGCGGATCCCCAGCCGAACGAGCGCACGTCCGCGTGCCAATTCTTGATCTTCTCGATGCCAGCAAGTTGCTGGGCGGAAAGCTCTGTCATGCTGTTGACTATAGCAGAGGAAGATCGGGCCCCGCTACGTGTTGCCGATACGTGCCTACGTCCGCTATAGTACAGGTATGAAGAGCACACTCCCGGACCCCACGATCACCGGCCCCTGCCAAGCCCAGGCGCACTGGACGTGCACTGGTCAGGCCGCGGGCGAGCGCCTGAACCCGCTGGCCATGCTCCCGGGCAGCGAGGTCCCCGCGGACTACGTGCCGATGTGCCAGCCGTGCGTGGACCATCTCTCGGACGCCTACGTGGCCGCCGTGCACGGGGGCCGGGCGTGACCCCCGCCGAGCGCGTGGTGGTGGAGGCAGCGGTCCGGTGGGCCGCACTCTGGGAGCGTCGTCCCACCGGCAACCACGCGCCGCTCTGGGACGCTGTCCAAGTGCTCCTGGCCGAGCGCGCCGGCTCGCAGCCTCTGACCGTGGAGATCACCTGGGGCCAGGTGGTGGAGGGCGACAAGCTCTACCGCGCGCCGAACGGCGGCCCGGCCCAGGTCGGCCAGCCCGGTGGTGTCTGGCGCGAGGTCACCCAGTCCGGCCCGCTGGACGGCGGCAAGGTGATGCGGATCCACGTCCAGGGCCTCCCGCGGCCCATCCAGCCCAGCGCGGCCAAGCCCGTCATCGTCCGGCGCGGCAAGACCGGCCAGGGCGTGGACGCGCTCGGCTCGGTGCTCTGGTCCGGCCCGTCCGCACGCACACACGAGAGCGAGGAAGCATGAGCAAGGCTCAGTGGCTCTGCCTGGGCGGCCCCATCCACGGCCAGTACCGGACGGCCGGCCTGGAGCTGCTGGTCCCGGACCCGGACGCCGTGCCGGTGGAGTACAGCTCCGTGTTCGGCCGGCGCCGGGTGGCCGTACCGGCCCCGCCGATCCTGTACCGGCCAACCCGAATCTCTCTGCCCGGCTGGACGGTCAAGCTGCCGGTCTGGTGCGAGGACCGCATTGCCCGCGGCAGGGCCGCGCCCGTGTTCGCCTCGGTGCTGCCCGGTGGGCTGCACGGCGTCCCGCGGGACGCGGCCTGGGCCTGCCGCTGGTGCTACGGCCGGCCGATGGACGGCCATGAGACGTGCTCCCGCGTGCAGTGCATCTCGCACTGGCACGCGGTCAAGAGCCTGGACACCCTGACCTGGAGAGGCGAGGAGCGATGAGCATCCGAGGACTGCTCTACCAAGGTCGCTGCGATCACTGCGGTGCCCTCACGGCCCAGATGGACAGTCAGTTCACCGTGGATCGCTGGATGCGGGACAACGGATGGAGTATGGGCGTCCGGCTGAACGGGGAGCGTGCCAAGCGCGGTGGCCTGGACTACTGCCCGGAGTGCTCGCGGCGGCGGTGGCCTTCATGACCCACCTCCGCGAGTACCAGCAGCAGGCCCTGGCCGCGTTCCGGGACGCGCTGTCAAGCGATGTCAACCGGGTGGCGCTGGAGATGGCCACCGGCCTGGGCAAGACCGTCACCGGCGCCCAGGCCGCGGTGGACTTCCTGGACAGCGCCACCCAGGAGGCATTCTTCGACAACGACCATCGGGAGCGCCAGCGCGTCCTGGTCCTCGTGCACACCGAGGAGATCACCGGCCAATGGGTGGAGAAGCTCCAGTTCGCTGTGTCCCGCGGCGAGCTCCCGTACTCGATCGGCGTGGTCAAGGGCGACCGGAACGAGGTGGCCGCGGACATCGTGGTGGCCAGCGTCTGGACCCTGGCCCAGCCCGGCCGGCGGGAGCAGATCACGGACGTGGGTTTCGTGATCGTGGACGAGTGCCACCATGCCGTGTCGCCCACGTTCCTGAGCCTGCTGGAGTACTACGGGGTGATGGACAGGCCGTGCACATGCCGTGCCGCGGCAGAGGGCGGCGGCCATGACCACGGATGCCGCTACTGGCCGGCGGCTGTCCCGACCCTGGGCCTGTCCGCCACTCTGGCCAGGACGGACGGACAGGGCCTGGGCAGGGTCTGGCAGGACATGCCGTTCAGCCGCTCGTTGCCGTGGGCCATCCGCAAGGGCTACCTGATCGATCTGGTGCCCTACACCATCAAGATCCCTGACCTGGACATGTCCTCGGACAGTGCCCTGGACACGTCGCTGGCCGGCGGCCTGGCGCCCGAGGCGGTAGTGAGCGCGTGGCGGGACAAGGTGGAGTTCGGCCAGTTCATGGAGCAGGCTGCGCTATCCACCGTGCTCTTCGCGCCGCTGGTCAAGTCGGCCCAGGCTTTCGCGGACGCGTTCAACGCGGCCGGGGTCAAGGCCGAGGTGGTCCACGGCAAGATGGCGGACGCGGCGGTGGCCGCCGTCATGGAGCGCTACGAGTCCGGCGTGACCACGGTGGTCTGCAACGCCATGAAGCTCACCGAGGGCTGGGACTCCCCGCGGACCATGTGCGTGATCGTGGCTAGGCCGACCCAGAGCGTCCCGTTGTTCGTCCAGATGGTGGGCCGCGGTGTCCGGCCATGGCTGGCGCCCGAGGCCCCGCCGCGGGAGGAGCAGCGATGCATCCTGCTGTGCGTCCAGGGCACGTCCAACCAGCTGGCCACCGTGGCCGACCTGTCCGACAACATCGGCCAGGTCACGGACGGCCAGAGCCTGTTGGCCATGGAGGACCAGTGGGACCTGGGCAAGGACATCCCGGACGAGACCGAGGCCTACCGCGGGCCGGTCCGGGTGGAGCAGTGGGACATGGCCGTCCAGGCCAGTAGCAAGGCCTGGCAGTACACCGAGGGCGGCGTGCCGTTCCTGCCCACGGCCAAGAAGGGACAGGGCTACGTCTTCTGTGTCCAGGACATGTCCGGGACATGGGGAGTGTGGCACCGGGGTGTTGTCCAGGTCGGCACGCCCGCCCTCGTCCAGCGCATGGCCACCGCCCCCGATCTGGAGCTGGCTATGGCCGTGGCCGAGGACGTGGCCCAGGATCTGGGCGGGGACGTGGGCGCTCTGCTGGCCGACAAGACCAGGGCGTGGCGCAAGGACGTGCCGTCGCCCGAGCTGACCGGGCTGGCCCGCTCGGTGGGCGTACCGGAGAAAGAGATCGGGCGGATCCTGACCCAGCGGGCCGCCGGCAAGGCCGGAAAGTTGTCGGACCTCATCACTAGAGTCCAGGCCAGCAAGGTGCTGGACCGGGTGGCGAGCAAGATCAAAGAGCGAGGGAGCAAGGCATGAGCG